GTTTTCGCGCTAACGTTCTTTTACTTGATGAGTATCTGCTTTTACCCGAAGACCTAATCAATACTGTTCTTATGCCATTCTTGGTTGCTCCACAAAACATGAAAGAGAGAATAGAGATACGCGAGATGGAAGATTCGCTCATAGAAAAAGGGCTCATGAAAGAGGAGGATAGGATTGTCTTTGAGAATGATAGCAAAATGATAGCTCTTTCTTCCGCTAGCTACACTTTTGAAAACCTATATAAAACATACAAAGATTGGACTAATAAAATTTACGAAAAGGAAGAGGGAGATTCTTCTTATTTTATATCCCAAATGGGTTACGAAGCGTTACCGGAACATATGATTGACCATAGCATAATTGAAGCTGCTCAAGATGGAGGAGCTTCCAACGCTTCGTTTCAAAGAGAATATTGTGCTCAATTTACAGACGGAAGTGACAGTTACTTTAGTGCAATTAAGATGCATCAATGTACCGTTCCCGATGGCGAAGAGCCCACGACCCTTATCAGAAAAAAATCAGACAAAAAGTACATAGTGGGCATAGACCCAAACATGAGCGATAGCCCTAGTGCAGATTACTTTGGCATAGCTATCATGGAGCTAGACGAAGAAAAAGAAACAGCAACACTTGTCCATTGTTATGCTGGACTGGGTAGTTTAAATAATCATGTGAAATATCTTCGCTATATATTAGAAAGTTTTGATCCAGTTTTAATTTCTATTGATAACGCCGGAGCAGACGTATTTCTTGAGGCGGCCAATAATTCTAAGCTTTTTTTAGATAATAGAATTAATTTAAAAACCGTTGAGTTTGATTCTAACAAAGAAGGCGTTGATTACTTTAAGCAAGTAAGAGACTTTAAAAGAGCGTATAATAAAGAAAATAATAACATAGTATTTAATCAGGTGTTTTCTAGTGATTGGATCAGAAAAGCGAACGAATTACTTCAAGCAAATATAGATTATAAAAAGATTTGGTTTGCTTCAAGAACCACAGCAAATGGTTCAGAATTCGACAAGCAATCCATGACTAAGATAAATTTAAGTCAAGTTGGCGAAGAAAATTTGGGAATGTTTATTGAAACTCAAGATAATTTAATATACCAAACGAAGAAACAATGCGCGCTTATAGAGGTAAAAACGACCGCAAGGGGGACGCAAGCCTTTGATTTACCGCAGCATTTAAAAAGGAGTACGTCAGCCAGCAGAGCAAGAAAAGACAACTATACTGCTTTACTTTTAGCTAATTGGGCTGTAAAGTGTTACTTCGATATGAAAAATTATAAATTAGATGACGTATCCGCATCCTTTACTCCTAGAATGGTGTAATGCAAAATAAGATTTTATTTAAAAAAATACTCTAAAAAAAGCCAAAATGAGCGTTTCAAAAAAAACAACAGGGACAAAGACAAGAAAGACGAGAAAGGAGAAGCAGGAAAGCGTAGTTCCTGTAATGATTTCCGAAGGTAGTTACAGCCCTATCGACGAAAGCCGTGCATCATCCTCTAGGACTTCTCACAGAAGAAACATGTCCAGTTCCATTGAAAGGACGGATAAGTTTACTAATATAGACAAAGGCTTGGTTCCGTTTAAGTCAGTTGATAACAAAGGGGGTCTCTCCGTAAGGGATGCCGTGATTTTATGTCAAAAGGCTTATTATAATTTTTCTGTTTTTAGAAACGCCATAGATCTAATGACGGAGTTTGCAGCGGCAAGTATTTGCTTTCGGGGTGGAAGCAAAAAATCAAGAAAATTCTTTGAAGCGTTATTAAAAAAAATAAATATAACAGATTTACAAGATAGATTCTTTAGAGAGTATTTTAGGTCAGGTAACGTATTTCTATATAGACTTGATGCTGCTATTAAAAAGGAAGACGTGAGGAAGCTCTCTCAAACGTTTGGCGCAAAAAAAATTAAAATTCCATATAGATACGTAATACTTAATCCGGCGGATATTCAGCTCTCTGGTTCATTAAGTTTTTCTACTGACGTCAAAAAATACCATAAAGTGCTTACTGATTACGAATTAGAAAGAATCAGGGTTGCCAAGACGGAGGAAGATAAAAAAATCAGAGAGTCTTTACCTGCTAATGTCAAAAAATTATTAAATTCTGGTCAAGTTTTAAATGCTATATCAATCCCTTTAGAATCCGAAAAAATTACCGCCGTATTCTACAAGAAAATGGATTACGAACCTTTCGCTGTTCCCATGGGATATCCTGTTCTTGAAGATATAAATTATAAGTCAGAATTGAAACGAATGGACATGGCTATTGCAAGGACAATGCAACAAGCTGTCTTATTGGTTACTACAGGAACTGACCCAGACAAAGGCGGAGTAAATCAGAAAAACTTAATAGAACTTCAAAAGCTTTTCGAAAACCAATCCGTAGGCAGGGTGCTGATCGCAGATTATACTACTAAAGCTAGTTTTGTGATTCCGCAAATAGGCGACCTCCTTGATCCTAAAAAATATCAAATTGTGAATGCAGATATCAAAGCTGGATTAAATAGCATGATTACAGGGGCTGGTTCATCAAGCTCGTCTGATTCAGGCGATAAAGCTAGTAGCTTTTCAATGAAAGTAGAAATTTTCCTAGCAAGACTAAAACAAGCTAGAGAAACTTTCCTTAACGATTTTTTAATTCCAGAAATAAAAAGAATAGCTCATGATGTAGGTTTGAAAAATTATCCTTCTCCAGTGTTTGACGAAATAAGCTTGAGAGAAAGTACAACTTTTGCCAAAGTCTATAGTAGATTGGTTGAAATAGGAATCTTGACCCCGACAGAAGGATTAAAAGCTATAGAAACTGGTAGGTTACCTACCTCAGAAGAATCGCTCGAAGCACAAAAAGAACATAAAGTTCTAAAAGATAAAGGTTTATATGTTCCATTGATAGGTGGTGTAGACCCAACGGACACAACTAAACAACGTAACCACGAAATAAAATTAGCAGAAATGAAACCTGCGCCTTCCACGGGTCAACCTACAAAAACCAAGACAACTAATAACAAACCCAAGGTAAAACAGCCAACAGGTCGGCCAGAAGGATCTGGCAATCCTCAAGAAAAAGAGAGAGTACCTAGCAGGGCTTATTTTAGCTTTAACAAAATTAAAGAAAACATTTTGCTTTCGCAAGGCCTTGAAAAAAGCGTTGAAGCCAACTTAAGAAAATCTCATAAAGTAAAAAGGTTAAATAAGCAACAGAAAGAGATCGCAGAAAGTATCGCCAACATAATCGTGGCTAATGAGCCCCCAGAAAAATGGAAAGACTCTATTGGTGAATACTGTGAAAACCCTGTAGACAAAAACCACGATACGGTAAAAGAAATAACCGACATAGCTATAGAACATCAGGTCAATACGTTTATGGCAAGTGTATTATATCATAGTAAAACCGATAAGGAGGACGAAAATGCCACGACCTGAAGTTAACAAAAACGACAACGAAGAAAAGTCTATTGACAAATGTATGTCTGATAAAGAGGAACAAAGAACGGGAGTTTATTTCAGTAAATGGAATAAAGCTAAAGGGATTATCGAAGTAACAATGGTTGATCCTGAAGCAATTTTAGAGTTGAAAGGAATTCTTGGTAGATATGGGCTTCACAGTAAAAAACCCTATCATGGATGGAAATTTAAGTGAGCTATAGAGGAACAGGAAGAAGAGGTGTTAACCCGTCTCAAGCAAGCTCGAGCATAAGCTCTGAGGCTTTAATCGCTAATGATGGGCTACTTATCCCTGCGCCACCCGCAGGAAAAAGCATCATTATTCATAGTATCGCTTTGATGGGAGATGGGGGTAAATTAGGTACTGACGCAAACGGAGAAGGGATCAAAGTTGGCCATCTAAACGGAGGAAACAATAGTTTCGGTCGTGGCCTAATTATCCCAAAAGGACAGCCAGTTTATACAGATGCTCAAAGTGGAGACACGACAGTAACTTATTCTATAGCCGATGGACAAAGCGCTAATCGTATATCCAATGATGGAACATCCGCCTCTCAACCAACAACAACTACTACAGTGCCCTGTAATGTAAATGTTTATTTCGTATCAAACACTTCTTCCGTAACCGAAGGAAATTCGGCGTCATCTACTCATAATGTAACAGTAGAAAGGAGCGCTAACTGTGGTGTAACGACGGTAGATTACGTGACAAACGACGGAAGCGCTACAAGCCCTTCAGACTATAATAGCACAAGCGGTACATTAACATTTAATGCGGGGATTACGTCTTTACAAATTAGCATCACTATACAAGGAGATACTAATCCAGAAAATAACGAGACTTTTAGTATTACGCTTTCAAATCAAACTCAGACGAGCGGGACAGCTACGATAACAAGCGGTCATACTCACACGGTAACTATTACCAATGACGATAGCGAAACAATGTTTGTAGCTGGAACCGTGCCTGACTGGATACAGCCAATATATTATGAAAACTCTGGTAGTATTACTCCCGGTCATGTCTCAAATCCAGCAGCACATTATAGCCAATGGCACTCGGGCGTGGCCGACTCATGGTGTGCTCCGACTGCGGCAGCTTCTCAATTAGGGCATCTTAATAGCCTTGGGTTAGCTCTACCAGATAAATCTGGAGGACATAAGTCAGGAATAAGCGATATTATAGACGCGGGAGATTTTGATAATCCAGACCATGGAAATAACGGAACAAAAGTTTGGGATAGCGAAATGGGTTGGGGCGATTATCTCATAGACGGACCAAGCGTAAGATGGTGTCGAGATTGTATGTTCCCCGAATACGATTATACTGGAACAGTGATAGGTGGTTGTGAATTATCTGACTTTGGTTGGTTCATGAACACTAACGACTCTAGCACATCATCATCGGCTGGTGGTACACGTGTATCTAACCCAAGTCCAAGCGTCAATAACTTAATCAACCTTAGTCCAATAGGTACTACAGTACATAATGTTTACTTAGGATTAAAAGACTTTTATAGAACTGCTGGATATGATGATATGGTTGGAATAGTTTATCATCGACCTAGCGATGGGACCGTCGCTTCTTTTCCAACGGGTACGCTTCCCAATGGCACCCCAGAGCAACCGACAGGCGTACGCCCACGTTACTGGATAAACAATAGCTTACATAGCTCAGTTGATAGCCAAGGTCATATGATAGCTGGTGTAGACGCAGAACATACATGGCACACAATCAAAACAGAGATAAATGAAAATCGAACGGTTATAGCTTGCCTGCAAGGTTGGAATGTCTCTTCAACAAGCTATAGCCTTCCAACAGGTTTCCCAAATACTTCGCACCCGGTAGAGAGTGTGAAAGTTGGTGGCGCACCAAATGGTATAGATTATTGGAGTATTGGTGGATCTATCGCAGTGGGTTTTGACGGCACACCTTACACATGCTCAGACTGTACACTTCCTCCTCATTGGGGAGGTACTGCGTTAGGTCATACGGTCTTAATTGTTGGATATATTTTAGCAGGAGCATCCGACGACGTTTCTCAAGAAGGCGATACAGATTGGATTATTGTAAGAGACAATCATTCGTCTACATCTAGAAATGTAATAATTCCATTTAAGAGCGGTGATGAAAACCGAACGAATACGACAAACGTACAAACCATTAGGTGGGCAAGGCAAATTATAATGGCTACAGTATATGCTGATTTGGGACAAGCGACAACCAATATCGCAAGTTGTCCATAAAACGTGTAATAGCAAATAAGGAAAACTTTAAAATGAGCGAAAACGAAGACAACCAAATTAAATCTCTTTACGGAAGCCCAGACCTTTCTATTCCTGATGACCTTTTGGTTCCAGAGGTAGAAGAGTCATCGGTTTACGAAGTTCGTGACATTAAAGACGATGCAGATGTTGCTTTTAAATTTTGTTTTTTGGGAGCAGGACAAGCGGGTTCGAGGATAGCCGAAACATTCTCAAAGCTTGGTTATAATAGAGTGGCAGCAATTAATACTGCTCAGCAAGACTTAAACGCGGTGTCTTTAGAGAATAAATTATGCATAGGTCAAGGTGGCGCAGGAAAAGACCCAGCCGTCGCTGCTCAATTCCTTGAAGAAAAAAAAGAAGATGTTATTGATTTTATGAGATATTCTTTTGGTGAGTCTTTTGATAGAATTTTTATTTGCGCTGGAGCGGGAGGCGGCACAGGAACAGGAATGGTAATGCCATTAGTTAATCTAGCCAAAGAAGTCCAAGAGATAGCGAAGGTTAAAGAAAAACAAGTAGGGGTTATCTTAACGTTACCCAAAAAATCCGAAGGAGCAAAAGTGAGCCTTAACGCAGTGAACGTATTAAGAAATGTATACTCGTTAGTCAGGTCGGGACTTGTATCTCCTTTAATTTTATTAGATAACGAAAAGGTAGCCGAACTTTATCCAAATGTAGCTATTTCAAAATTTTGGGACGTGGCAAATTCTAATTTGGCAGGACTATTTCATTTGTTTAATCTAACTTCAGCGAAAGACAGCAGCTATACTTCTTTTGACAAGAATGATTATAAAGGAATACTTAATTCCGGGTTAATCTCATTTGGCGCTTCTCCCGTTAAAAAGTGGGATGACCCTATTCAAGTCTCTCGTATTGTCCGAGACAATATTAAAAGTAATTTATTGGTTGATGGGGTTGACATAAGTTCGGGGAATACCGCTGGAGTCATAATGATTGGCGGGCCAGAAATATTAGATAGCCTTCCTCAAAGTTATGTAGATCAAGCCGTGGATCAATTGAACAGAATGCTTAAGCCCGGAAGCGTTATTCATCGAGGCGTTTACAGTGGAGACAAGTCCACTTTGAATGTCTTCAGTGTTATTGGTGGGATGGATGAGCCGATAGGAAAGATTAAAGACTTAAGTCGGACCTCTCGTTTGTAAAAATATTATAATAATATATTAAAAAAGGTGTAATGCTTTAATAGCATGCGTCTTTTTTTTGTTTTTTTATTTAGTTTTATGCTGGCCTTTGCGCTGGCAGGATGCGGCTTAATGAAAAGACTCCATGAACCTTCTCGCTTTTCCGAACTAAGAAAAGAAAATAGAGACCCCCTACACGTTTTAAGTTGCGGCCCGGAAGCGTTGGAAAAAGCTTTCGTAAAGTTAAATATCTACATAAATAGAGAAGACATAAGTCATACTATTCAAAAAAATCACAAATTCAACTCCTGTATAAGAGATATACTATCAATTTTCGATAATGACGCTAGAAAAATAACATTTCCAGAAGAGATGCTTAATATATTAAAAGAAAAAGGGTATTCCGTAAACGAGGTCAAAGGGTACTCGAACTTGAAAGAAACGACAGATGTAGCGATCATTTTAATTAAACGAAAAAACACCTTAAATTATCATTGGTTATGTTTTCCTGTAGATAAAAATATATTATCTTTTTTTGGAAAGGATACGATATTAAAAGAAATATATCTCATAAGTAAATAAACATGATTTTTAGGGTACTTGGTTGGAGTTTTAGTGTATTCTCTTAATGTAGAGAATCGCTTGACTTGGGGCATTTTCATGAAAGATAAGACAGATGGAAACGTACAAGAAAAGAATTCGTCATTAGGTAACGAAAAAAAATTAGAAGAGCAGAGAATATCTTTCTCTTCTAAACTTGTTGATTATCTAGAAGACGAGAAAAAAGAGTTCAATAAGAGGAACAAAAGTAGCATTAAGATACAACAGTTAAAAGAGGTGTATGCTCGAGGCACCTGTATAACTGGAGAAGATCTAAATCTTTGTGGTCTTTCTAGAGTCCACATGTTTCTTAGAATGAAAGAACAAAAAAAAATGAAGACAAAAGCTTCATCCGTTTCCGTCTCAAAAAAAGCTTCAGAACTTGTCCTCGAAGAACAGGCTCCTCAAAAAACAGATAGCTTCATAGACATTTCTGATTCGTGGATACCCGAAGAAGAAGATATCGAAAAAGCTAAAGCTTGCATTAAAGAGCATGATTTAAACTTCAACTTTAAAAACATAAACGAACTCTACTTAGAATCTTATAAACGTATACAACTTAACTGGGAATAAAAACATGAATATTGATTTTACTAATGACATTATAAAAATGAAAGAACAAGAAGTTCTACACAAGCCATTTCCAACCCCGCAAGGATACGCCCTATTTGAGAAAACGAAAGAAGGAGAACTTGTAAGAATGATTTTTTCCAGCGAAAAAGAAATCAAAGCATATTTAAATGATCTTGGATACGACTGGGGAAATGAAAAGAAGGGTGAGTTTACAAACTTTGACTGCTTAAAAAGATTGTTAACCGTTTACCCAGAGTTGGAAAATGCAGAAATTATTGCTGCGGATCCCCAATGGGACCCAGACGCAAAGCCTGAGACAGAACATGAAAAGCACAACCTACATGAATCTACCAGAAAAATGGAAGACATTCCCCATTGCGCTGTTGAACTTAGAGAAGTAGATCATCAAGTTACTCCCGCTTCAATAGCTAAGAAACCCGACTTCCTAAAGAAGAAGGAAGATAAAAAAGGAGATAAGAAAGAGAATAAAGATAACGATTCAGAAAAAGACAAAAACGGCAAAAAGCTTCCGCCATGGCTAAACAAAAAGAAAAGTAAATCGAAGGATTATTCAGAACTCTGGGAAAAAGTTTCAGGTGAATATGATGGCCCCCTCAAGGTGGGAGACCGTGTCAAAAACATCAACAAAAAATGTACCCATTACGGAAGCGAAGGGATCGTTAAAAAGTTTAACGACATTCCCGGTGACAAAGGGGTGACCATTGCTTATAAATGTACTAACGCTGGGAAAACTTGGGAAGAGGGAGACCTCTTAGATAAGACTCCTGACCAATTAGAAAAAAAGGACTAAACTATGGCATATTTTAGAGAAACAGGTCTCCCAGATCCGGCATACACAGCTTCAGCGACAGCGGCAGGGACAATGGTTCCATTACAAGATGGAAAAAACGTAATTGTCTATGACGTCTTAAGTAGCGCGGCTTGTGAACTAAGAGATGGCTCGTCTCCCGGACAAGTAATGATGTATGTTCCTGCTGGACACAGTAATTTAACTTCGCCTATTAAGTGGACTACTGGTAAACCGGTTGAGCTCATAGGAACATCTAACATAACAATTACTTACGACGTAGTATAAGGAAAAATATGAAAGAATTTAAATATAAAACAAGCTTTAGTACACAGATTAAATCCGTCATTTCGGAAGAGAGAGATAAGTATTTGTCTTTAGCAAGCTTAATAAATATTGGAGATTTTATTCCTGACATTGATATCGAGGCTAACGTTGATCTGCTCCCTATCGCTTTTAATGCTTTTGTAGCTAATAGAGTAAATAAAAATGGTGATGTAATTGATACCGAGACGGCAATTGCTATTTATGAGAATTTTTTAAATAAGCCAATAAATATTGAACATCATAGGGATAAGGTTATTGGAACTATTCTATCTTCGGGATTCAGTGAGTTTGGAACAGATAAGCCTCTTAATCTTGAACAGGTTAAAGCTATGACAAGCCCATTTAATGTGACTTTGGGTGGCGTCGTATGGAAAGTAGTGAACGATGAAATTGCGAGTTTCATTGAGGATTCAAGCGATCCAACAAGCGAAAATTATTTGAAAGTTTCGGCAAGTTGGGAATTGGGTTTTTCAGACTTTAATATCATATTACTAAAGAATGAAGAAAAAAACATAGAGAATGGTGAAGTCATTGCTGAAGAAGCAAAAATTGAAGAACTTCGAGACTATTTAAGAGTTTTCGGTGGTAAGGAATATGTTGATGAAAATACAAAGGCATATAGACAAGTCATCGGAAAAGTAGTACCTCTTGGCATCGGGCTTACGGAAACTCCGGCGGCAGATGTTAAGGGCGTTTCTACCAAAAAAACAAAAGAATACAAAATAAAAAAAGAAGAAAAAAAATTGGCTAAAACCAATTCTGATTCAAATAATATTTCACGAAAACCAATTAAAAATGTAATTTTAAAGGAGAATGTCATGAAAATCAAGTCAATCAAAGATATTACAGACGAATCTTTACAAGAGATGTCTGCTTCTGTCGTCGCCGATTTTATCGAAGACGAACTTAGGAAGGCTTCCGAACGTTATACAGACGAAAAGGAAGCTGTTGAAAAACAGTTAAAAGACTCCGTCGAACAGAACGAAACTATTACTAAAGAGCAGGAAGAGCTCAAGGATAAACTAGTGTCTGTCGAAAAGTCTTTAGCCGAACTTGAGCAAGAAAAGCAGGAGAGAGAAGCTCAACAAAGGTTCAACGAAAGGATGTCTACATTGGACGAAGAATACAAGCTTAACGATGAAGATCGGGAAGTCATTGCTTCGGACATTAAAGATATGAATAACGAGGATTTCGAATCTTATTCGAAAAAGCTTTCTGTCCTTCTAAAGGATAAAAACAGAGAAGCTCTTGCGAAGAAAGAGGAAGAAAATAAACTAAACGCCGAAAAAGAAGAGGTCAAAGCTTCTACTGAAGAGCAAGAAGACTCAACTGTTATCGAAACCGTTGTGGAAGAAGCTCAGGAAGAAGACTCGGAAGATATTCCGAACTCGACCGTCGCAGAAGAAGAGACCTTGGTACAGAAGTATCAAAAAGCTTTTAGTCTCGATCAATTCGAAATTAGGTAATTTAACCCAATATAAACAAAGGAAAATATTATGGCACATTTAAGACCATTTAGAGATTATGACGAGAAAGACGTACTTAACTTGTTTTCTATGGACCTGACTACAGGCACTAACGCAGGCGGCGCAATTTCGCTCGGATCAGATTGGTCCGGACGTCTTTCGCACGGGCACGTAGTGGCTGTTGCAACAGGTTGGAACAGCGGCCAAGAGCTTGAAATGCTCGGGGATGCTGGTGCAGCAAGTGGTGCTCTTAAAAACGTCACTACAGAACGTTATGGAGTTACAGCGAATTTGAGAAGCGCAGGCGCAGATCTTGTTCCGCTAGGACTTACATTATTCCACGTCGCTCAATACGACGAAAACGGAGAACAACTAAAATTCAATCCAAGGAAGGCTTCTGAGTTGGAAGCTTGCATCGTAGGACAGGCAGTGCCTGTTGTAACGAGAGGGATTTTCCTTGTGAACGGTATTGACGTCACTGATCAAGGCGATGGAAACGCTGTCCCTATGGACGCGGCATGGCTATTGGATGGTGGACCGTTGTACGCAGGTGCAAATGGATCCATCACGACAGGTATTAACGATGGCTCAAACGCTCTTGCTAAGATCGGACGTGGACTAGGATTAGCTAATAATAGCGACGTCCTCATGAAACTGGAGCTCTAATCTATAAGGAGAATTAAAAATGAAATTAAAATTAAAGAACACACCCGAACAGGTAGAGCTCATCAAAGCTATTGGTTCCAGAGATGCAAATGTGGCTCGTGAAGCTTCTGAAGCTTTTGCCGCTTTTCTCGGTCCAGTAATTGAAAAGGTTCTGCTTACGGCAGGTACCGCAAGTCAAATTTTTGTTGATTCAGCATTTGACGAAGACGATAGCCCAAGTTATCCGCTTGATCTTTATCACGGAGAAGGGGCTGGTCACGTCACTGTATGGAGTCAACATATGGCTGGTGGTTTACCTACTTCACAAGTAGAAGGCATGCAAGAAATCAAGATTGCTACATACAGACTTGATTCTGCAGTTAGCTTTAACAAACGTTATGCTCGCAGAGCGAGACTTGATGTAATCAGCAAAGCTCTCGAAAGAATGGCTAATGAGGTTCTCATTAAGCAAGAGAGAAACGCTTGGGCAGTTATTCTAAAGGCCCTTGCTGACGCTGAGACAACTCCAGAAGTTGGTGGAACAGCTATGAAGCATATGTTGTCGCCAAATTCACTTGGTGCATTCGGTTTGCAAGACTTGAATAACATCATGACTCATGTCAAGAGACTCAACGAGTCTTTCTCAGGCCACACGCCTGTCGCCCCATACTCAAATGGTATTACGGATATGTACGTAAGCCCTGAGATTAAGGGATTGATTCGCGCGTTTGCTTATAACCCAATGTATACTGATGCCAATACGAGTCAGGCTCTTCCAGACGTTGTCCGTGAAGATATCTATCGTAATGCTGGAATGCAATCCATCTATGGTGTTAATATCGTAGAATTGGTTGAACTTGGCGCAGGCAAGAAGTACAATACTTTATGGAGTACGTTAGCTGATACAGTTGGCGGAAACCTAGAGGCCTTCTTGAATGACATCGAAGGTGATGGATCTAATACGGCATGGAATGGCGCAAATCACGAGCTCGTGATTGGTGTTGATAATTCTCGTGGCGCATTTATTCGTCCAGTTTCTCGTGGTCACGACTACGGAAGCGGAAACGGAACATTCACCGCGTTACCAGATGAGCAGTTTAATATGTATGGTAGCAGAGTAGAGAAAACAGGTTTTTACGGATTCCTCGAAGAGGGCCGTATCTGTATTGACGCTCGTGCCATCTTAGGCTTGGTTGTCTAAGGACACTATAATAGTAGCTCGTAACACATATCCCGTTGGATTGAACCCCAACGGGGTTTTTTTTGATTTTTATTATTATTTTTCTTGCGTTAACTATACAATATTGATATGAAAAAGAAGAAAGAACCAACCGAAAAGCAAGCCCAAAATTCTAAGAAAACAACGAAAGCTAAGAAAAAGGAGAAAAAAATGATGCAGACGCACGCAAAAGAAGAGAACTTCCAGCCAACAACCCTAGATCAAGTGTGGGGAGACACCGGAAATACTAGATTTGGCACTATGGATGAAAAGGAATATATTAAATCGCTTGATGAAATGGACAAGGCTGATTTACAGGCTCACGCTAATTATGCTGGATTGGTTCCTGTTGATAATAGGGAAGTACTAACAAAAAAACTAGTAACCGAATTCAGAAAATATGTATCTGGATTTAAAAAGCCTTCTAACACCGTAAACCCCCCGCCAACAATCTCAGAAGAAGCAGCAAAGGTTCTTAGTGAAGGCAAATAAAACATCTTTTTTATTACATTTGTTACTAATTAGCTGTAATAAACAACATGAGCGCCATAGCAGTCAATTTATCGATAACTCAGGGTGATACTTTTTCAATTAGATTAGAAATTAGAGATAGCGAGGGTGAGGCTGATGATCTTACTCTCTATGGAATTAGAGGGTCTGTGAAAAACAAATACTCTGATACTACAGCGTTACTCGACTTAAGTCCCACTATTTTTAATGCTACCTTAGGTCAAGTAGATATAGATGTTCCTTCAACCTTAACAGAAAACTTACCAATAACAGAAGCGGTATACGATGTTGAAAAATATTTATTAACTGATAATAGTATTGTCTTTAAAATAATTAAAGGAAAAATGTCAATTAGCCCCGAAGTAACAACAGGTTAGTCATGAGCGACTTCAGCGTTATAATAACTGACATACCAACTGGAATGATCCTTTACCCCTATCCCGGGGGTGCTTCTTCTGGTACGTCTAGTGGGTCTAGTGGGTCTAGTGGGTCTAGTTCTAGTCATACCCATAGCGGTATTGTCGGTCCGCAAGGCTCTCAAGGACCGACTGGACCAGCGGGATCTACGGGATCTACGGGTCCAGCGGGGACAGTAGGACCTACGGGTGCGACAGGATGGACTGGAACATTTTTTGTTTCAGGTGCTACGGGTGCTACGGGCGCTACAGGTACTACGGGCGCTACAGGTGCTACGGGTGCTGGAACAACGGGCGCTACAGGCGCTACAGGCGCTACAGGTACTACGGGCGCTACAGGTGCTACGGGTGCTGGAACAACGGGTGCTACAGGT